ATTTTAGGATTGAACAATTCTGTTACATTAACAGATCCTAAAGATAGAGGGTTATTTTACTTTTTTCTTATTTAAATATTTTATCTAAATATATTTACCCAATTTCATCACAACATGATGATTATATACTCAAAAGTTAAAATAGGCAACATAAAAATTGAGTTACAATAAAGCTATTTTTACAAAAGGAACAAATCAATATAAAGATATCGATTTGTCGTTTAGATTCAACCCTATAACAAAAGATATCAGAATAGCCACTGATGATGCTGCTATTAAACAATCTCTAAAAAACATCGTATATACGTTAGCAGGAGACAGACCATTTGATCCTGAGTTTGGAGCAGGTATTCACGGATTATTGTTTGAATTATTTGATGAATTAACTAAGCAAGAGATTGAATCAACTCTCTACAGGGTTATTCAATATCATGAACCAAGAGTAAAATTAGAAAACGTTAGTGTTGGAGGAGAGACAGATTTAAACCAATTAGATATTAAAATATATTATTCTTTGGTTAATATGTCTATACCTCAAACTCTAAACATAATACTTAACAGGACCAGATAATGTCAGAAACAGATTACACTACAATTAAACAAGATTTAAAGAATTTTCTGAGAAATCATAGTGATTTTACAGATTATGATTTTGACGGATCTGCGTTAACATCTTTAATTGAGATTTTAGCATATAATGCTCAAAATCTAGCTCTACAATCAAATTTAGTATTTACTGAAACATTTCTCGATAGTGCAAACCAACGATCATCTGTAGTGTCTAGAGCTAAAGAATTAGGATATGTTCCAAGATCATCATCGGCTGCTATAGCAAATATTACAATGTCATTTTCTGTTACAGGAAACCCTTCTCAGTATATAATTCCAAAGTATACGAAATTTATATCAACTGGAGAAAATTCCACAATTCAATTTGTTAACATTGATGATATCTCTATTAATAACGTTAATAATGTATTTACGAGCACTTTTGATATCGTCCAGGGAAAAGTGTCAACATACAGATACACAGTAAACACATTAAATTTAAATCAAAAATTCATAATTCCTTCAAAAACTGTAGATTTGCAATATCTATCAGTTGTTGTTAATGGTGAAAATTATATCAGATTTGAAAATTATAACATCGGTGATATAGATGGAAATAGTCTTGTGTATTATATACATGAAAACATCGACGGATACTATGAAATAACGTTCGGAGACGCTGTTCTGGGTAAAGAGGTGGTGAATGGTAGTGTTATAGATTTGACCTATCTAAAAACAGAGGAAACCGCGGGGAATTCACTATCGTCGTTTCTTTTATCTAGTACATTATCAGGTGTATCTAGTGCAAGTATTATAGCGAACGACACTTCACAAGGAGGCTCAGAAAAAGAATCTATAGAATCTGTAAAATTTACAGCTCCTTTGTCATATCAAGCACAAAATAGAGCAGTTTCTAAGTATGACTATATATCAATTATTAAAAATTCTATATCCGGTATACAAGATGTCAATGTTTGGGGAGGAGAAGATAATGATCCTCCCTATTACGGCAAGGTGTTTGTCGCTTTGAAACCTTTTGAAGGAAAGTATATTTCTAACACAACAAAAGAAAGAATCAAAAATATAATAAAAACCAATTACAGTGTTGTATCTATTCGTCCAGAAATAGTTGATCCTGAATATACTGATGTCGGTGTTGAAACAACAATTATATACTCTGGTAAAAAATATAATCCTCTTACTAATACGAATTTAACAAACACAATTAAAACATCTATAGTAAACTTCTTTGATGATTATGGTAATAAATTTGGAGAAACTATATATCATTCTGGTGTTGTTGATGTGATTAAACAGAGTTCTAATTTGATTCTCAGCACATCTCTTAATTTTGTTCTTACAAAATATAGTAAAGTTAGCTTTGGGATTTCAGACTCTCATATATACAAATTTAATAACTATGTCACTCCTAATACAATAAGAAGTAATACGTTTACTATAGATGGTTATGAATGGAGTATTAAAGATATACCTTCTGGATCATATCCATTTCAACAAGGTGTATTAGCAGTATATAGAGAAGTTGGTAATGTAGTGTATTATCAGTCTGTTAATATAGGAACAGTAAATTATATAACAGGAGAAGTGTCTATATCAAATCTTCTTATAGATTCTATGAATGATCTTCAAACTGAATTGTCTATATCAATAAATCCTGGATCATATATAGACGAAAATACTGTGTTTACTGACTACAACATATACACAAACGCTAGAGATCAACTAATTAGATTAAACGAAGATCAAATAACAATAACACTTTTAGTAGATAATACAAAGTAATATGTCAATAATCAAACAAACCATTATAGATAGATCAGTCCCTCAGTATATAAAATCTGAATTTCCCTACTTCACATCCTTCGTGTCGGCATATTATGAGTGGTTAGAACAACAACAATATTCTATAGACATTACAAAAAATTTAAAACAGTATAGAGATATTGATTACACTCTTGACGATTTTGTACAATATTTTGAAAACGAATATATTAACAGATTTCCTAAGAATATACTATGTGATATAAATATATTAATTAAGAATGTGAGAGAATTTTACTTAAACAAGGGTAATCAACAATCATATAAGTTTTTATTCAGAATTTTATTTAATGAAGATGTTTCTTTTTATTTTCCTGGAGATGATATATTAAGAGCATCTGATGGTAAATGGCAAGAATCTACAATTATAAAGATTAAAATTGATTCTATTCAAGATATTAGTGGATTAGAGGACTATATCATATATGGAAAACTTTCAGGTGCTTCTGCTGGTATAGAATCTGTTATATCATACTTTGATAGAAATCAACTGATTGCAGAAATTTCAATTAATTTGATATCAGGAGCATTTGTTTATGGAGAATCTGTTATCATCAACAATGTTGAATTTGATTCATTTGGAATATACTCTCCAATCACTATAACACAAGAAGGTTCTGGATATAATGTAGGAGATGATATCTACATAAAAGATGAAAACAATAATATCATAGGATATGCTAAAGTAACTAAAATTACTAAAGGACCTATTCTATCATTCACTGTTACATCGCCAGGTATAGGATATAATGGAAGAATTCAAACAGTAACTAAGTTTTATCCTCTCCCTATAAATCATACATGGAGTTCTATGTATTTACCTACTACTCCTATTAAGAGTGCAGGATATGATTTTTCTACATTGGCTATAAATTTTGATATTACCACAGAAGTTTTAAATGGAACGGGTGATATTGTTAATGTGAGAGATATAAGCACCTCATCTGGTTATGGTGCTTATGGTGTTATTAGTGAAGTAGGTAATGATGGACAAATTATATCCGCTTCTGTTGTTAATGGAGGGAATTTATATAATTCACCAACCGCTACTATTATAAGCTCAACAGGATCTGGAGGAGTTTTAGATATTATTGGTGGAGGAGGCGGAGTAGAAAAAGCCAAGGCTCAAACATTTCCTATAGTGTTAGTTACAGATACGAATAATGTGTATCTAGATTTTACATCTATTGGAGATGGAAATGCTGAAGGAACAATTTCTACTACAATTACAGCTAAAAGCCCTGGATTCTGGTTAAATGAAGATAGTTTCTTATCATCATCTAAAAAACTTCAAGATAATTATTACTACCAAGATTACTCATACGTATTAAAAGTAGCTAAGTCTGTTAATGAGTGGAGAGATATTGTCAAGCAAACAATTCATCCATTAGGAATAGCAGTTTTTAGCCAGATAGAAGCTATTAAAAATTTAAATGTATCAGTAGAAGCGCACACTTATCTAACATATATAACAGAGAGAAATATAGATATAACAGTGTCTGTAGATAGCGTTTTATCTGCATTTATGATAGATAGTAATGGAGATGAAATATCTGTACTGGATTCTAATGGCGATGTGGTAGATCTATTGTTATCTGAAAGCTATTCAATTCTAACATTTGAAGATACTCAACCGATTCGTGTATAACATCTAAAATATTAACTATAAATATATAGTATTATCGAGGAATAAATGACATCTCTTATAAAAAAAGCACTACACTCTAACACATCGTATAGTATTAAACAGGGACTATCGGATGAAAGTTTCTTTCTGTTTATAGGAAGAACTGCTCCATGGATCAACGAAGCATCTCCGCCATCTTTACAAGATACTGATAGCGAAACAATTGATATACTCAACGAGATATACGCAATTAAAAGAATATCCTCTTCTAATGGATGCTTAGTGATCCCTAGGTATAATTGGACAACAGGAACTGTGTATGCTCAATATTCAAACACAGATGATGCATTATATGATAAAGAATTCTATGTACTTACTACGGATATGAACGTATATAAATGTATATTGAACAATGCAGGAGCAGTATCTACTGTCATGCCAGCAGGTCAGTCTATTTATAATACACAGACTGCTGACGGATATACATGGAAATTTATGTATAATCTTTCATCTTCAGTAGTATCGTCATTTTTAACAAATGCTTATTTACCAGTACCTACAGATAATCAAAAAACTTCTAATCAAATTTCAGTAGAAACAGCTGCTGCATATTCATCAGGATCTCCTTCTGGAGGTCATGGGAGCAATGCATATATTGAACTTGGTTGTTCTAGAGTAATGGTATCTCAAACGCTATCAGGAACTGAAGGAGATGTTATTGATGCATCATCAACATACAGAAGAACAGGATTGATAAAAAATCCCCAGTTGATCTCAACCGGAGCTACTGCCACAGGATCTGTATATTCTGTTGGAGATTCAAATTCTGATATTGATATTACTTCGTCTACTATAATGTATGTTGAAAATAGATCTCCTATACAAAGAAATACAGACCAATCAGAAAATATTAAATTTATTATTAATTTTGACTAATAAATATTATGAAATTCAAAAGGATACTCAATGGCATTAGATAAAAACACATATCCATATTTTGATAACTATAGCGAAAGCAAAAAATATTATCAAATATTGTTTAGACCCTCAATAGCTGTGCAATCCAGAGAGTTGTCTCAACTTCAGTCTATTCTTCAAAAACAAATTGATTATTTCGGGAAATCGATATTCAAAGAAGGTGCTATGGTTATCCCTGGAGAAACTGTAGTTGATTTTGTGCACAATTATGTAAAAATTGAAGATCTTTATAGTCTATCAGAAGTCTCTGTATCATCTTTTTATAATAAAAAAATTGCAGGAACAACTTCAGGAGCTGTCGCAAATGTTATTGGAGTAGAAGACGATACAGTATCAGATCCGAAAACATTATTTGTAAAATATCTAACAGGATCTTCTGTTACAAGTTTTACAGGAAATATAACCAATTCTTCTGCTATAATAACAAATGTTTCAGTATCCGCTACTAGTGTTTTAATACCTGGTATGGTTGTAACAGGAGCAGGTATTCCTTCAAATTCATATATTGTATCTGTTAACAGTTCATCGCAAATTACAATCAGCAATCAATGTTCTGCTACAACAACAGGAGTATCATTAACAGCAACTTCATCTGAAGTATTTGATGATGCTGAAGATATTGTTACATTAGAATCTTCTCCCATATATTGCACAACTAAAACATCTGCTACTGGGATAGGAACAACTGCTCATATAGGACAAGGTATTTATTTTATAAATGGTTATTTCTGTTTAGTTGAAGAACAGGAAATTGTTTTAGAAAAATATACAACAAACGTAAGTTGTAAAGTTGGATTGTCTTATAATGACGAATTTATAACAGAAGAAGACGATGTATCTTTAGTTGACCCTGCTAATGGATCTCCTAACTATAACGCGCCGGGAGCACATAGATATTATATTAATATAGTACTGACAAAAATAGATATTGAAGATAATGCTCCGTCTAATTTTGTTGAATTGATTCGTATTAAAAACGGAACAATTCAAAGTATGATGACAAGAACAGAATATTCTGAATTAGAGAAAACATTTGCAAGACGCACTTATGATGAATCCGGTAATTATACAGTTAAAAGTTTTCCTTTAACAGTTAGAGAACACTTAAATGATGGTGAAAACTCTGGAGTTTATACTGTATCTAATGGAGGAGACTCTACAAAATTAGTATACGCTTTAGATAATGGTAAAGCATATGTTAAAGGATACGAAATTGAATTAATATCTTCTAAATTTTTAGAAGTAAATAAGGCTAGGGATACAAAAACATCTCAAAATTACACATTATCATCTTCACAAGGAAACTATGTTATTGTTGATAATGCAGAAGGTACTTTTGATATATCAGCGTACGAAGATGTTACGCTGAAAGACGTTTCTGTTGCTACTATAGGGACTGCAAAAGTAAGTGGTATGGTTCTTGTATCAGGAACACCAGGTCAAGTAGCCACAACTTATAAGCTATTTTTGTTTGATATTGTGATGAACACTGGGAAGACTTTCTCTGAAGTTATAACAATAACAGGAGACGATCACGGAGCAGTTGCTAAACCTGTGCTAGAATCATCTGCAGCAGTTCTATATTATCCAAATACAGTTAATGCTATTTTATCAACATCTGAATACGCTATCAAAAGCATCTCAGATATTTCGTACACAACAAGACGCTATCACAGTGGAGCAATGTCTACTACTACATTGACTCTAATAGCAAATACAGGAGAGACCTTTGCTTCTGGTAATGTTATAAATTATCATGTGTCAATTTTATCAGCATCTGCTACAGCGTTAGGTAATGGATATGCTAATGGTGATATCATCGATATGAACGACTCGGGGAATTTGATAACTCTTGGAGGATCTCCTACAGGGAAGCAAGTAACATTAACTATTCCAGACATATCAGGATCAACAATTGCTGTTATATCTACTGTTACTAAAACATCACCTACTATTAAAACAAAAACTTTAACATCAAGGACTCAAGCTACTTTAGCTCACGGAGCAACTGTTACTTTAGATAAAGCTGATATATTTGACATCGTATCCATAATAGATAATACATCTCTTGTTGATATAACAAGTCATTATGCTCTTGATAATGGACAGAGAGATTCTTACTATGATAGAGGAAGATTAATATTTAATTCAGGATTTGCTGCTCCTGCTGGAACAATCTCTGTTACATATAGATATCTAGCTCATGGAGCAGGAGATTTATTTACTGTAGATTCGTATAATGCTGTTATAGATTATGCTGATATTCCTTTGTACAGAAGTACTACAGGTAAATCGTATGATATGATTAATTGCTTAGATTTCAGACCGAGAATCAACGATGCGGGCACCGGGTTCTCTGTAACATCCGAAGTAGTTGCTGACGGACAGACTGTATTGTTTGATTACGAATATTATCTAGGAAGAATTGATAAAATTGTATTAGATTCTTCTGGAAATTTTAATGTAATTTCTGGAGTGTCTGATATATATCCACTACCTCCTAAAGATCCTATTAATGCAATGGTTCTATATCAAGTATCTCTTCCTCCATACACATTTAATGCAACTGATGTGACATTTTCTATGGTAGATAATAGAAGATATACTATGAGAGATATTGGTAAATTAGACACTAGAATCGGAAATCTTGAGTACTATACAACTCTTTCTTTATTAGAAAAATCTACATCTGATATGTTTATTGATGATGGATTAGGCAATAATAGATTTAAAAACGGATTTATTGTAGATAATTTTAAATCTCACTTAGTTGGTAATACATCTTTAAGATCTTATCAATGTTCTATTGATTCTCAGAATGGATATTTAAGACCTCCTTTTGATACAAATGATATCAATATGATTTTAGATGAGACTAATTCGACAAATTATCAAAAGACAGGAACTTTGATTACTCTTCCTTATACTGAAACAAAATTTATTTCACAACCATTTGCTAGCAAAACAGTCAATGTTAACCCATATGCTATATTCTCATGGATCGGAAGAGCAACACTAACACCTAGTTCAGATACATGGTTTGAAACCACAAGACTTCCTGACTACGTTTTATATTCAGAAGATCAAATTTCTAACCAAGAAGCTGCCATGATTGGTAGTACAATTTGGGGTGAATGGGAAACGGATTGGGTTGGAAGAGTTATTTCAAAAACTCAGGTTAGTGATCCAAGAGATAACCCTTATTATATTAATAAAATAATATCTAATATCGGAACTTCTAATTTGTCTATAGGGAGATCAGTAGCGAAACAAAGAGGAATAACAATAGATTTACTTGCAGACCCTGAAATATCCGGTAGATTAATAGGGGTAGATGGATCTAATATTATAACTGGAACTGCTACGTTTATGGTAGCGTCGGAGTCTCAACAATCAAGAACAGGTATAACTTATGAATTAGGATCGTCAATCACAAATGAAGTAGTTGATGATAAAGTTATTTCGTCCTCGATAATTCCATACATGAGAGAAAAACAAATATACTTTGAAGCATTTGGATTAAGACCGAATACTAAAGTATATCCTATATTTGATAATATAGATGTTACAGATTATTGTAAACCTGATTTAGTAGGTTCTGTATTAGGAGATGATCTAGTAACTGATAATAATGGGAGTGTTAAAGGATATTTTAACATACCATGTACAGATGCTTTGAAATTTTCAACAGGAGCAAAAACATTTAAACTTGTTGATAATATCGTTAATGTTTCTAATTCTACTACATCTGCATCATCGATATATACAGCAAAAGGTATTGTAGATACAAAACAAGCTTCTATTGTATCTACAAAAAGATATGAACTAGTACAAAAAGAAATCACCGATACTCAAACAACAATTGTAACTTCGCAGCAAAAAGAAAGAGTTACAATAACATGGGATGATCCGTTAGCACAAACATTTCTTATCAGTAATCCTGAAGGATGTTTTGTGTCTAAGATTCAGGTGTATGTATCATCCAAAGATGACTCTGGTATTCCTCTTCGTCTTCAGATTAGAAATACTGTAAATGGATATCCTGGACAATATATTGTTCCTATGTCTGATGTGTTTATTAATCCAGAAGATATAACAGTTTCAGCAGATGCATCTGTTGCTACAACATTTACATTTCCTAGCCCGATTTATTTAGAAGGAGAATCTGAATACTGCTTCGTGTTAATGTCAAATTCTAACAAATACAATGTTTGGATTTCTGAATTGGGAGGAACAGATATATCAACAGGATCGTTAATATCAGAACAACCATACGCTGGTGTAATGTTTAAATCTCAAAATGCTTCAACATGGACAGCATCACAAGAAGAAGATATAAAATTTGATATATATCGTTGCTCGTTTAATACAGGAGTACAAGGGAACGTTGTTTTAAGAAATGAATATCCTTCTTTAGATACTCTTCCTGCTAATCCTTTTACAACAACATCTTCAAATGATACTATTACTGTATATCATCCTTCTCATAGTTTTGTAAATGGAGACATAGTTCAAATTTCGGAAGTGAGCGGAGTCCAAAATGGTGTAGCTGCCGTTGATCTAAACGCTTCATTTGTGGTTTCTAATATTACATTTGACACGTATGATATTGTACTAGAGTCAGGAACATCAACTCCGACAGTTACAGGAGTATGCGGAGGTGTTGGAGTTAAAGCTACTTCTAATGTTACAATTGATAGTTTCGATTTTAATTCACAAACATTAACATTTAGCAAAGCTTCTTTAGACTGGTCTATGAAAGCTCTTGATGATACATTTGTACAAGATTCATACAGAGGAATAGTATCTCATCAAACTATTGACTTAGACGAACCTAGATTTGTTTTAAGTGAAGACAATGAAGCAACTGTGTCTGTTAATATTAAAGGGATTCTATCATCAACATCTGAATGGATTAGTCCTGTAATTGATACTGAAAGACAGTCTTTAATTTGTATTTCCAATAGAATAAACAATAATACAACAGACGAAACGGATGCTGGTAGCGGAGGAGCACTCGCAAGATACATCACGAAAAAAATAACACTTGCTGCTGCTGCAAATTCTGCAAAAATATATTTTTCAGCAATTCGTCCTGTTGATTGTGATATAAAGGTTTATATCAAGTATCGCAAGGATGGAGAACAAACAGATTTTAATTCTCTTGAATATACTGAATTAACAGCTATTTCATATCCTAATTTTGACAATTTTACATTCAAAGATTATGAATTTGATATAGATACACTAGATCCATTTTCTATATTTTCTATTAAAATCATAATGTTAGGATCAAATACATCTAACGTTCCTGTAATTAAAGAATTTAGAGCAATTGCAACGAGTATGTAATGTTTCAAAAAGTTGAAGATAATAAAGATTTAATTAGAGACGTGTCAACAAAAGCTGTTATAAATACTAATATAGACCAGTATTTAAAATATGTTGCTCAAAAAAAAGCTAAATTATTACAGCAACAAGAATTTGAAGATTTGAAAGCCAAGGTTAATGATCTAGACGCTAAAATCGATAAAATATTAGATCTAATAACAGGCAAGTGAGATGAAAAGTATTAATATATATAAACAACATGATAGTATCATTGTGCCTATTTCTAATATACACAATACATACTACAATACTAGACCTTCTATTGACAGTATATCAAAAGATATTACATCTGTTATTGAAGACATTGCATCATTAATTATAATTTTGAAAAGTTAATACATGGCAGATATTACATCACTAACATTAACAGGTGCTACTTGGTCCTCTTTTGGGACAGCATTTACAAGAGTTAACGAACTCATAGCCAGAGCTAATGACATAGGTACTGCAAATGCTATTACCATTACAGGAGGATCAGTAAACAATACTTCAATTGGTAATATCACTCCTGCATCAGGAACATTTACCAATACTGTCATAACATCATCTCTAATACTGTCTGGAGCTTCCCTTACAATAGATGATAATTCAATATCTGGTAATAAAATTGCAGGAGGGACTATTACTGTAGACTATGCAGAATTATCCAACGCTCCTTCTGCAGCTAATCATGCTACAACTAAAGCGTACGTCGATAATGAGATTGATGTATTGCGTAATGAAATGGTAGCCTATACTATAATTTTTGGAGGATAACAATTGGCATCTAACGTATTTAAAAACAAAGTTTCGCCTGGAATAGGGCTTTCTGAAACTAGTGTCTACACAACACCTTCAGGTAAGACAGCAACTATTATAGGGCTTTCTATAGCTAACACTCTAACAAGTACAATTTTTATCAGTGTTAGAATATATGATACATCTACTTTAACACATTCTTATATGATTAAGGATGCTCCTGTTCCTGTCGGAGGTACTCTTGTTATTGTAGGAGGAGACCAAAAGGTAATTGTTGAAAATGGTGATATTGTAAAGGTTGTATCAGACACCGCAGCCTCTGCTGATGTAATTTTATCCGTTATGGAATTGGATGAGGTATAATAAGTGGCTTACTTAGGGATAGTACCAGCAATCACTGTTATAGAATCAAACCCAGGAGATATACTATGGAAAACTGTAGATATAACTGCTATAGATACTACAGTTAATATTGTATTTAATACTGAAGGTCCTAAAGAAATGTACGTAGCTGTAACTATGACAGGAGATCAGACAGGATTTGCATTTGGACCAGATATAGAATGGATAGGAGGATCCTTTCCAGGATATACTCCATCATCTACAGAGATTTGGAAATTTTTAACACCTGATGGTGAAACTATCTACGGGACTAAACTTAGCTAATAGGAAATAATAAATGTATATTGGATCATCTCCACTCATTGGAACATATGAAAAACTAGATGATATTTCATCATCATTTAATGGGATTATTACAGAGTTCAATTGTGAAGTTGACGGAGTCAACTCTATTATAGGATCAGCAAATAATCTTATAGTAGTTAAAAATGGGCTACTACTAGACTCTGAAGTTGATTATAACATAGGATCATCAGGTCACTCCATTGTATTTTCAGTAGCTCCTTTAATAACAGATAATATTAATATTAGAATACTAGGTCACGTTTTTAATCTACCATCTGCTGCTAATAATACCATAACAACATCTAAAATAGTAAATAATGCAATTACTACTGATAAAATTGTAAACAATAGTATAACTTTAGATAAACTTACTGCTAATAGTGTAAATGGTTCTAAAATTGTAGACAATAGTATAACTTTAGATAAACTTACTGCTAATAGTGTAAATGGTTCTAAAATTGTAGATGGATCAGTTTCTACCAGCAAACAAAACAGTGGTACATCTGATGAAGGTGATATCCTTATGTCTAATGGATCAGGAGGAGCAACTTATGAAAATTTTTCAAGCTTTTGGGCATATGATAGTGGACTATTTTCAGTAGTTCCTGCTATTGGTAAATACAATATGGCTCATGGGTTATCGTACACTCCTACAGATATTATAGTAGAGCTTGTTTGTATATCAGCAGATCAAGGGTATTCTGTAGGAGACATTATTCGAATGGATTTAAGTACTCCACTGAGAGAAAGATCTAATCTACCTGCTAGTACTCTTCATTATGGGTATATGGTAGGAGCAAATTCTACGAACGTGTTCATTGTAAGTGGTTCTACTGCAATGTATACTGTTATGAATGCTTCAACAGGAGCATGGAACGAACTTGTTATGGTTAAATGGAACATGAGAGTTCGTGCTAGATAATAAAGAGAAAGTATTAAAAAATGCCTACAATTATTCTTCAAAATGATTCTGATAGAAATATTGCTAGTTTATCTACAATAGGTAAGGATATTGAGAATATAGATCAAATTGGAGATGTTGTTATAACATCTCCAATTAATAATGATATATTAGTCTATGACGATTCTATATTATCATTTATAAATGCTAGTATATATTCTATCGATATGCTGTATAAGAGAACAGTAGAAATAACAAATCAGGGAGTAAGTTCTCCTAATATATTAGTATCAACAGAAACTAATAAGGTTCTATCAAATGACGGATCAACAGAAAAGAATTATCATACACTTCCTTCTGCAGATGCTGGTTTAACTTATACATTTATTGTTCAAGATTCTAATGGTATAAGAATAACAGCAAGCGCTGGAGATACAATTAGAGTATCATCAGTGATGTCGGCTGCAGCTGGATACATAGATTCAGAAACAGTAGGGTCGGTTGTAACTCTAGTAGCTATAAATTCTACAGAATGGATCGCCACTTCTGTTGTTGGTACCTGGACTATAACATAATTTTATACGGTAAATAAAAATGCCTCCAAGAACTATCATTGCACAGAGACATAGCTCTAGTATTAGAGGAATTGAAAACGAAAAAGTTCAAGGAAATGTTATATCTTCCTGTCTAGAAGTCCCTAATAAAATATATACAGAAAATAACATATTCAAACAAGCTGACACTCAAATTAATTTTAGAGGAGTATCTACAGCAGGGTTTTGGGTAGGAATCAACTGTCTTACTGATATAGAAGAAGCATACTTGATGGGTATAAATTGTGTGAGACTAGCTGTGCATCCTATTCATTGGACTGCTAATCCTACATCTATGCTAGAAGATAACATTATACCAATAGTACATAGATGTGGTGAATTAGGAATCTATATAATAATAGATTGGCATGCTATAACCGATTGGACAGATAGTACTATGCAAACCAACACTACTAACTTTTGGACAACTGTCGCTCCATGTTTTGCAAACTATCCTTACGTTGTATATGAAGCATTTAATGAGCCTTATATTCCAGGACAGCCAGAAACAGAAGCGACTTACCAGGGATGGTTAACATATGCTCAAACACTGTATGATACTATCAGAGAACTAGCACCAGACACTATAATTCTAATGGGATCTCCTGTATGGTCAAGTATAACAAGATATGCAACAACAAACCCTCTAACAGCAACTAACATTGGTTATGTGATTCATATATATCAAAATAGCCATGCTGCAGAAAAAACCTCTAATGGTTGGACTTGGGATCAAACTTACGATTATTCATTTGGAGATCTAGCAGAACAGTATCCTGTTGTAATTACAGAATGGGGATACTCTACTAACCCTGCTCGATCATCACAACATTATTACGATGCTACAGGAAGTTTCAAGTCTCGTTTTAGAGCATATTGTGATAATAATCCTCATATTAACTGGACCGCATTCGCTTATGCCAATAGTATACCAGGCGTGGTTCTAACAGATACATTGTCAAATTTTAGAGAATTTACACAAAAATGGTTTGATGATATTAACGGATTATCTTCGTCATATACTGATATATCTAGTATTAATCCTAATGCAGTGTTCGAGCTAGATGCTACAGAATCTGTTAGTTATAACGGGGTATCAGCATCTAAGACATTATACAATATAGTACAATCTCCTGCTGACGGTTCTCATAAATCACTGTATGATTTTAATGTGGGAGGAGATAATACAACTAACGGCACAGATAACCCATCATTTATAGGATCCGTTGGAGATAATTCATCATATTTTGAAACTGATGGTACTCAATTTTTTAAATTGCCTGCAAATACTAACTTCTTGGATGGTTTATTAAAATCTACAGGAGGATCACCTCATAGCATTGTACTAGTAGGAAACTTTCCATCAACAACATCCACCAGCAGAGGATTCTGTGGCACTGGAGGAGGATCTACTTCTCTTCATGGTATAGGATATTATAATCCAGGATTTTCATACGTAAATAAGATAGGAATGGGTAGATATAATGGAGCTGGTGTAAATAACATATACAATACCTCTACTACTTCTGATGGCACAGACAAGCTCATAGTAATGTGTTATGATCCTACTACATATTCTTATAAATTTTATATAAATTCTTCAACTCCTAGTCTATCAGGAACAGCATCAGCATTAACAGAAACAGCTAATGCATCATATCCTTTTGAAATATTTGCTGTTGGAGGAGGATTAACTAAAATGGGATCTGGTGGTAAATTATACGCATTTGCTGTTATATCTGGAATAGTTAGCGATTCTGATGTGTCTTCAATAATATCATATTATGAAAACAAGCATGGCAGGACATATCATTAATATAAATACTATATACAGTATTACAATTAGGATATATTCATGATTCCATCAACAAAAGAAGATTTTTCAAACTATTGTCTTAGAAAATTAGGATTTCCTGTTATACAAATCAACGTATCTGTAGAGCAAGTTGATGATAGAATTGATGAGGCGTTGCATAAATTTTATGAACAACATTATAATGCATCAGAAGAAATTACGATGATGTATAGGATAACAGAGACAGATGCTATACAAGGGTATATAAATTTTCCTAATGATATCATTGGTGTTGTTGAAGTATTAAGACCACAACTATCATCAGGCGCCTCTTCTTTAGATTATCAAGCATTTATAAATGAAGTATATTCATACACCTCTCCGTATATATACGGAGACATGACATATTATTATATGACTGAGATGAGATTAACTCAGATGAAAAATCTTTTAATTCCTGATAGAAGATTTAATTTTAATATATTATCACATAAACTAATAATAGC